AGCACTTATGATGAAGCTTGGTTTATGCTTACAACGTGGCAACGCGCACACAAAGATGCATTTATAACTGTTAGATGCCGCAAACATTTTAACCAGCATTGTAAACCATTTTATACTACGCGATAATGAAACGAATAGATGTAAAACTTAACAACATTGTAAGCGAAAAAAAAGGCATACTTCAAATGCTTTTAACTGAAGCTGCAAAATATAAACCGCTAACACCTGAACAGGAAAAAACAGCAACTAAAGATCAACTAATAAATCATAATCTTTTGTTTGCCTGTTCAGTAGCTTTTAGACATTATAACAAAAAGATTGATATAATGGATTTAGTATCTGAATCGCTTATTGGTTTAATGAAAGCAGCTGAAAGTTTTGATCCGTCTTATAACGTTAAGTTTATTAGCCATGCTGTTTATAATATGCGAGCGCAAATAATGAACTTTATTGATAGCAAAGGCGATACAATACGCGTCACGTTTCCTATTCAAATGAATAAAAACCGAAAAGAATTTGAAAACGAAATGCTAACTGATAAAGAATTAGCTGAAATGTTAGGCATATCTGAATTTACAGTTAAAAATATTCGCAATCCTTTAAAGACTGTAAGCTTAAATGAAACTAACGATGAAGGCGATAATATTTATGATGTCGCTGGTGATTTTGAAACTGATCAACAGCTATTTAAAAATACCGATAAAGAATTAGTCAAAAAACTTATGCGCGTTTTAAATGAACGTGAACGCGAAGTAATACATTTAAGATTTTTTGATATATTTGAACATAAGAGGCAAACAATTTGCCAAAAATATAAAATATCTCATGAAGCTGTAAGGTTAATAGAAATGTCAGCACTTAACAAAATGCGCAAACACTATGCAAGACTTACAAACTAATATTCGCGAACTTATATTATCATCAAACCCCGATAGCTGTCTATTGGGGTTAATTCTTAATGATAGCTACAAATGTTTTCCTAACGTAAGAAAGTTTTATAGAAAGTATAAACGCGTTCAATTTTGGCAATTCAATCGGCAACAATCTGTAGTTGTGTCAAGTTATAGATATTATGCTTTGTCAGCTGTGCTTAACAATGAACTTAAAACGCATAAATGTAGCTTTTGGTTAGATTATATTGATTCAGCAGTTAGCACACCTTGGTTAACATGGCAACAGCGCATTACATATTGTTTAACTCCACAAAAACAAACAAGCTATAGATATTATTCAAAATGGGTTGCACATCCTTATACAACTATGTTTGTACGTTAAACCATTTCGTTGACATTAACGATATGCTATTTTAGTTTAACAGCTTAAAGTAAAATAAGAATATTTATATTTTAGTTTGCAGCCTTAAAGTAAAATAAACATTTCGTTGACATCAACAAAACGTTAGTACATTTTACCATTAGCTAAAAACTTATCAGCCCAAACGTTAACCTGCTCAACGTAAAAATCACCATTATCTGTTATGTTTACAATGGCAAAACCGTTAGCCCACAGCTGTCGTTGGAATCGCGGCATATAGTTGAATCCTTTGCTTTTGATGTCATATAAACCGCCTATGTTAAAAGCCGCGCGGTTGCCCTGGTGAAAACATTGCACGCGGTGTGTATGTCCAAACATTACACTATGTTGCGTTTTATCTAAGTGCGCCTTAGCTGCATGTATTGAAGTGTAAACACCATGCACTATGTCAAGATGTTTACCAATAGTAAAATAATCACTTTGCCAATCTGTTTTTGTTATCCATCCACGTTCATGCAAATACAACGCCTCAATCGGGTTAATCAATGCGCCGCCATACTTTGCGTTGTCCTTTTCTTTGATATGCCTAAAGTATCTATCTTCATGATTGCCAAATAAAAATAATTTCTTTGAACCTTTAAACGCGCTGTTTATTTCATCAATACCCTGCAAGCCGTCAATATATTCATCTTGCAAAGTTATGTTAGATAGGTTAGCTAATGATTCGTTGTTATAACTTCCTAAGGTATATAAGTCAAGATAATCGCCTGCAATAACAATTCCATACAAAGCCGTTCCCATGTCATTGATTAGCTGCAATAGCTTATTCCAAAGTATTTGATTGTGAAACGGTCTATGTACATCTGATACAACAATCCAACGCTGCAAAGTTTTATCTTGTTGGCGTTTAGCGTTTATTATTCGTTTCCAATTTTCAATATCAGATTGTGAATGAACTTTAATTTTGGGGCGGTATAACATAGCTTTATTTTGGGGGTTATAGCTTTATGTCTTTACAAAATGTATTCAATAGGTATCTAAGATTATCTAATAAGTCAGCCTGTCGTTCTTCGCCTTTGCCCTTTATAATGCGCCTGCTGTTATCAGATTTAATACGCAAACAATCCATTCTTAAACCGGGGCATTTGTCCTCATAAATCTGAAAGTCAGGGCACATGCTAATAATAGTATTTGTTTGCACATAGCTTTCAGCATGTAAGGGATTAGCTTTAGGCACAACAAAAAAACGTGCAGGCAATTGCAGTTCTTCTTGTATAATTTCGTAATATGTTTTAGATACGCGCTGCCTACCATCGGAACGGTCACCACTTGCGTCACCTGTTACTAAGAACGGAATTGTGCATGGAAAAACAGCCGTATCAGACCAGCGTCCAATCTTTTTGCCTGTTTCGGAATATACCCATTCGCGCACGGCTTGACATGTATCATATATTGAAGCCTCACCGCGTTCTTCGCTGCCTATCTTAAATTCTTTGATAATGTGAACGCCGTAACGATAACGTGAACGTGCAGATACATCAGGAGCCAATGTTGTTTTTTTCATAACCGCCGCGGTCATTGGTATCTTATTAAAGTCAAAGCTTATATAAATCTGTTCAGCCTCAAGATTTGTTTTCTTTGAAGGCTGAAATACTTTCTGTTGAATGCTTTTATCTTTAAGCACATATACCCACGCTTCACCTGAATAATCAACAAAAACAGATTTATATTCCTGTTCAAACGTTAGGCGATCTAAGTCACGGCTGGCATCAGCAACTTCATCGGGATCAATAGCCGGGTTGTCGGTTGTTTCCATTCGGAATGTAATCCAACTTTCGCTGCCGTTTTCACTTTGTGGTAGATCAATGTCACCGTAACAATTACGTTCAACATTTCCACTAATTGCGCCATTGCGGCATAGTTCATACCAATAATTATCTTTGCCTGCAGCGGTACCAATAAAAAAAGCATCGCCTTTAAAGTCTGTCAAGGTCGGGCGGCTAACTGTTTTCCAATGGTATTCAAGTATGTGGCTTGGTATCTTTTGCGTTTCTTCATAAATAACGCGGTGATATTTACGCCCCCTGCCTTTATCCTTTCGCCCTTCATCGCCTATAGACCACACTTCTAAAACGCCGCCGTTTAAAAACTGCATTATCTTTGAAGTTTCATCTTTGTGCTTAATAATACCGCCTTCTGATACTGTCTTATAAGTATCTACTATCTTATTCCAGCTTTGTGCAAAGTCCTTAAAGTCATCAACAAAGATACCAACAAACTTACCTTCAAATACAGCAGGTGCAATCAATGGCAATGCAACCGATGTAATCAATTCAGTTTTTCCAAATCTACGCGCGCAAACAATACAGTTAAACCTTCGCTTATTATCTAATATTCGTTTTTGCCCTGTGTGAGGCTTATAAAGCTGTATGTCAATATTGCGCGGCACTACTTAGCTTCAGGTGGGTACTGAATGTTTATGTTAATGTTTTTGTCATCTTGCGCTTCGCCCTTAGGTTCTACTATGCCATAGTTATAACCTAATAGTAACTTAGTAATTGCAGCATTTGATTTGCCATCTAAGCCCCTAACTACTTTGTCAGTCAATATTTTATGCTTTGCGCGCGCAATAATTACCGAAAAACCATCCTTTGTTTGATAGTTTAAAAGCGTGTCAGCATCGCAATCTAAGAAATCTGCAAGACCATAAACTGTGAAAGGTATCGGATCGGGTAAATCAATAATTTCAAAATAGTCGCGTGTTTTTACAACTTCTTTTTTTGTACGTTTTTGGCAAAATTCGAAGTAGTTTTCAATTTTTTGTTCTAATTCTTGAGGTGAACCAAACTTTAAAGGTCGAGCCATTTATTATTTATTTTCGTTTTAAGCAACTTTTTTTTAAAATCTAAGTCTATATATCACTTTACTATAAAAATGTCTTAAAATGCCGTTTAAATAAGTTTTAAGCCTATATCTATATTAAAGTTGATTTATTATTTTCTATTATTTATTATTATTTATTATTACTGTTAACAAGTGTAACATAAGTGTAACACATAACTAATTGATTATTATTATTGTTACATTGTTAACACTTGTTACGTTAAAAATTACATATATATGCGTGTTTTAAATATTGATTCACGCACGTGTATGTGTGTGTATATGCGAAGTGTTTTGTGTAACATTTGTTAACGTGTAACATGCTATGATTTTCAGCGTTTTGTGTGTTACACTTGCCGTAACATCTGTTAACATTTCAAATAAAAAAACCGCTGCACTTGTTTGAACAGCGGTTAAGCGGATGAACCGCCGTTGAGGCAAAGGTAGTAATTTTATATTGGATTTTGCAAGTCATAATTAATTAAATTTATAAATTGCACCGCCAGAAGTGTAAATATCTTGAAATTTAAAAGTTGCAAGCATAGTACCATCACTATTTTTATAAACTTTGTATTTTTCATTTTCAATAAGTTTTCTGATAGATTCTACATTGCAAATTCTTACTTTACATAATGAATTTTCATCTTCAGACATGTAAGCATAAAAATATATTTGTGCTAAACCATCTTTTATTTTATCAAATTCAGTTCTTTGACCTTTTAATGATTTATATCTAATTGTCATATCA